GTACCGAATGTAACTCTATTTGGTCCAATAAATCTTTTTGTTGTAATATCAGTTCCGGCATTTTTTGGAAGTAAATAACCATGAACAGTTATTTGGAATGAACATCTCACCACCCTGTCTTGACCAGTTGTATTATTGTCCTCCATCGTGAAAGAGTCCACATTTGTAGAAAACTTCAGAGAATTTCTTTCACCAAAAGATTGACCAGTGAAATATACAAATTGTTCTACAATATAATTCAATTGATTTTGGTATTCACACCAAGCAATAAAATCATACGAAATATCGACGTAATCGGGTATTGGTGTTATAATATATTCCTGAACACTTCTATCGTTTACACCATATAGTGTAGAAAATTTGTCATATGGTGAGTTCTTATTATATTTTTGTTTTAGAACGTAACCAAGTTGATTTGTTGTAGCAACTTTATTCCGTCTCAACTCACTTTTCATATTCACACTTGAACGTCTAAATGTGATGAGTGGAACCAATGTTTTTCCTTTTTTATCTTTTAGATAACCGTTTCTTTGTATTGATGCCCATTTTTCAGAATTTGCATAAAGGGTTGGAACTACAATTGATTCACCGTTATCATCCACTCTGAGTAGCATTGAATTATCTATAAACGATTTTACTGCAAAATCTATATCATATAGAGTAATCCCTATTGATTTCGTTCTATCCTTGTCTCTACGAGTTTGAGTATGTCTTGATTTACCCAAATCAATCCGTGGACGTTCTTCAATATTTTTGTCATCTATAAAAGAATCTATGGTTCTTCGTACAGGTGGTTTACGATATGGCGATGAATTTTTTGGCATTATATGTTGTCCGGTAAATTATTGTTTTCAGAAACTCTTGGAGCGGAACGAACTTCTTCAATATTGATACGAGAACGTCTTGTCAAGTGTGTATTGGCTATGATAGAAACATTGTGACCCCATCTTTCCGTTGCAAAAGAATAATCAGGATTCTTACCACCGAAGTATTGATTTTCTTGAATGGCATCTATTTCCCAGTATTCCCCATTATATTCTATTACGTCACCGACTTCAATATACGTTTCAACGTCTTTTAGAATTTCTCGAATAAATCCAAAATCACAAACCTGAGTATAGTCTTGTCCAAACTCTGTGCCTTCGAATGTCTGTGGTTGACGATTGATAAGCGACGGTATCTTTATTGGCTGATGATACACTTTTTTATCAGATTCATCATAGATATTTGTTTTTGTATTTTCTAATGAAAGTTTGTACAAAGCAACTTCGGTATCTATAATATCCACAATCAATTCGGTATTGAACTTGTGAACTAAAGAAGCATCTCGTTGTCCATGAAATAGTGGCATGGATTTATCCTATGTAAATTTTCAAAGGAGTTGCATTTAGTGAAACACCAAGTGCCTCTACCTCAAGTCGTTTTGCTTCAAGTAACTTGGAACGGGTCATCGTGTCCAACATTGTTCTAAGTTGTTCAACTAAAGCTTGTTTTTCCGTTGAAGCGGCACTTAGTAAGTCCGATGCATTTAGTGTTGTTTCACCGTTTGGAATTGGAATACTTCCATACTTACCACGAACATAACCCAACATTTCTTTTGCCAATGCAAGTCCGTAATTATAGATCCAACTGTGTCCAACCGAATTTATGTTTGAATATACCATGTAATCATATGGAGCATTAGACATATCGGAAACGAGCCCTGTTACACCAGAACCAGATATTGGTTGATATTTCAATGGGTTAGAACGTTCTTCTTTTACAATATACTCAATCCACAATTTGAAATCTCTGACAGGTCGTGGGAATATTCTAAGTTGATTGTTTATTAACTCAAAAGAATATGACGACTTTCTCATCAAATCATTGAACTCAATTGCCTGAATGCGAAGTAAGTCAGCATACATAGGCATCAACATAAAGGAAACACCTGTTGAATATGCACCGAAGCCGAACGTATCTAACATCGCCTGATTACCCAAGTATGGGTCATAGAAACGAATAGATGCTGGTGGTGCATAGTGGTGAACCTTCTTTATTTCAATAGAACCTGTTGGTTTATAAACATCTCGTATTAGAGTATTCAGATTATAAGTTTGTTTATCAGTAAATACATCAATTGAGGCTGTATAAAAGTTTACGTTTCCATTTGTAAATGTTTCCGTGCCGTATTCAGTAGCCAATTGAATCAACCCACCCATGTTCGTAGATATATGTTCATGGGTCAAGTTGTTATTTGTGGGAGTACCCATTATACTCAATAGATTCTGTTGAATATTGAATTGATTCACATTGTAAGAATATTCATAAACTGCTTCTTCAAAACAAGCGTAAAAATTTACGTCTTGTAATTCAATATCCACTATCGGATAACCCATTCTTTTAGCACACCAATCTGCAAATGCATCAATATCTGATCGAAATCTTGCATCAGAATCGAATGTTCCGAATGGTGTACTACCGGTTGTAAAACTTGAACTGCCAGGCCAGATAGGAATTTCTATCATTTATTTCTCTTATTTCTGTTCTTCAAAATAGTTCAATATATTGTCAACTATTGGATGGCGATGATTTGTTTTTAGTTCATACACACCAAGACCAGGAACAGAGTTGACCATATTAAATAAATATGGGAAACCAGAGTCTTTCTTGTTCTTTAGGTCTGTTTGTGTTACGTCACCACAGATTAACATCTTGGAATTTGTACCGAGACGGGAAAGAATCATCTCCATCTGTGACTTTGTTACGTTTTGGGCTTCATCAACAATAACACACGCATTTACAAACGTTCGACCACGAAGAAATGAAATCGGTGCAATCTCAATGATATTTTCATTTATGAATTTGTCAATCTTTGGCTTACCATATAACATATACATATTTGCATGAATTGGAGCAACCCACGGATTCATCTTTTCTTTTATATCACCGGGTAAGAATCCAATATCTTCATTAGATACTGTTGGTCTTGTAATGATAATTCGTTCAACTTCACGATAGAAAAGATACTCAAGAGCAATTTGTGTTGCTAGTAGTGTTTTGCCCGAGCCAGCTTTTCCTGTTAGAACAGAGATGGTATCTCTCAGTATATTTGATTTTACTTCTTTTTGTTCTGCATTCAACGATAAGTTGAAATGTATCTTGTTTTTTATTTGTCTCCTCCCTTTCTTTATACCTGAAACTTCAATACCTGCGACTTCTTCTTCGAGAATGTATTCTTCTGCGTTTTGATTTATCATAAAAACTCCTACAATAATTTAGAAAGGGTTTCTCCTATAACTTTACCGTCGTGTTTGAGTTCAACAAAAGAACTCTCCATGTTTTTGGACTTATGTGTCCATTCGAATCCAACCATACCCATCAGTTCCATACCACGCATAATTGGATATACAACAGCAGACTTCGTTCCACGTTGTGTGAAGAAGGCTCTTGTTAGTATATCATCTATGTCTTCTATTGATGGGAATATACCACGTTCGGTTGAAACAGATTCTACTAAACCTGAATAAAGTGTTGTTGGTAAATTTTGGTATTCTTTGAACTCTGTACTAACTCCTTCTTCAAGTGCTTCAAAGGTTGTTGATAACTTGTTCATAGAACGACCTGTTTTGAATTTACCACCGTTGTGACGTTGAAGAATAAAAGCACGTTGACATCCATACTCGTAGAGTTGTTGTTCAAGTATTGTCTGGACTAATTTTGATTGAGAAATTTCACGGGTAACTTTCTTGTGTTTATATTCGCCGTACTTGTATTTTAGAAACCAAGACAAAAACACACCCAAGAGTGTGACAAGACTCGATATTCCGAGTTTTACAAGGTCTATGTAATCTGTGAATATATCCATATGTTATAAATAGTTTGTAGAAACTAAAAAGGGTGAACGAATGTCCACCCTTTTCAGAATTATATTTTTGTTACGTTACTGAACGAATATCAGTTTACCTTCTTTCAATTTGAACGAACCTCTTGGTTTATAACCAGCGGTTTGAACTTCTGGCTCTCCACCACCTTCTTCCCCACCAGCTTCCATTTCTTTACCCTTTTCTTTATGAGCTTTTTGGAATAATGGGAGTAAGTTGTTTATAACAGTTGCAATCGCCCATGCAACAATAATAATGTGACATACGTGGAGTGCTGCCATTCCTATATCAAGGAGTGGACCGAGTACGCCAAGAAATGGTTTTACGAGAGATGCAATTACACCAAGATGGTCTGCACTAACAAATGAACTGACTTCTTCTATGATTTCCAAAACTTCACCAATAAGAAGTGTTAGAATAGCAAATTCATAAACACCTGGTCCATTTTTATATTTGTTAGAAACCCAAGAAGTTCCCTTCAATAATCCCTTCCCTATCATAAAACTACCAATTTTAGATGCTATAAGTGAGAACGGACTAAAAACCGCCTTGAAAGCAAACATACCCCATTTTATGATATAATAAACAACTTTGTTATTTTTGAAATGATCTTCTATATGTCCACCTTCGTTTAGAGGATTTAGAGTTATTTCATGTAATTGCTTTAGATAATTTCTATTTGAAAAAACTCTCATATAAGATTCTGTTGCAAGTTCTGCAAAATCGCCTTCTATTTCTTTTTCGTCTTTTATACCGGAAGTATCTTCTGGTGTAAATGATCCATCAACCATTGTTTTTTCATATAGTTCACCATCAACAATAGATTTTTGTGCTGATGCTAAGTGGTTTACTACTTTTGTTAACTGTCCAAACTCTTTCGCCAAATCAGTTGGCTCGTGTGGATGTTCTTCAATGAATGTTCCTAAAAAAGTTCCACTAAGTTTAGACGAAAGTTTAGAAGCTATTTGATTTATTTTTGCCATAGCGGCTTCATATATTTTCTTTATACTGTTTTTGATTTTTTCAACTAATTCAAGAACTAAATCTTTAAAGTTACCCCATATTTTCTTCACAGCATTCCAACCAACCTTGAACGCGTCGATATATTGCTTGCCAAAATTTGTTACCGCACCAACTACTTTTCCACCAACTTCTTTTGCTTTATCAACAACTTTTTTTGCAATATCGAAGATTCCTTCATTTAGATTTATAATGTCTTTATCTATACGACGAACAACTGATTCGTTAATTGATGTTATACCATGATGTTCAAAATAAAGTGAAAGTGCTTCTGATTGTCTTTTATTGAGAAATCCGGAAGAAAGAATAGCTTGTAGTGCATTTTCATTTATTGAAGCATTTTTTCCAATTTTATTAACTGATCTCAATTGTGATGCTTTTACTTCATTCATAATTGATTTTAGCTTTATCACACCAGATTTTTCAGATCTAGTATCGTGTGATTTAAAGTTTCTTGATTTCGCCATTGGTAAATCCTCGCATATGTCTAATATAGTTACATTTCATATAAATATGGTCTAACAAAAGAAAAAGGGAGTAATTTCTTACTCCCTTCTTCAATTTACTTCTATCTCAAAGATAGATTAGATGTCACCGAGTGATTCTACTTGGATGAGACCGTAGAATTCAGGACGGACAATCTTCTTAGCGTAGCGAGTCATTACACCCTTACGTGGTGTGAAGTTCGTTGGGTCATAGACCAACGGTGTCATCACGAGTGGGATATAAGGAGCATAGACGGCACCTGTTTCGAGGAACTGTGTTCCACGGAAACCGACGAGAATTTGATTCTCAAGCATATATGGGTTCTTATAAACTGTGATGCGACCATTGAGTTGACCAACCTTCTGAACACCCATCGCAAACTTCATACCTTCACCGTCTACAGCATATCCAGGGATTGACTCAAGGATTGTTGCGACTTGTGGTGAACATACGAGGAAGTTAGCACCACCGCGAAGTGTCTTCTGGTGGATAGAGTTTGATACCTTCTGAATCTTGGTACCAAGTGTTTGGAACCATGTCTGCTGGTTGAACGCTGCAGCTGCTGCTTGGTTTGTTGCGTAGTCAGAGAAACCACTTGAAGCGGCATCATATGTACGACCGATACGAGCTGACCATCTTTCTGTTGTCTGAGCGTTCTTGATAAGCATATCAAGGATTTCGAGATCGATTTCTTGTGAAATGTACTCAGAAAGCATTGATGTCAATTCTGCTTCAGCGTCGATTGAGTGGTAAGCGTTCAAGTCTTGAGCGTATTCAGGAGTCCAAACTGCCTTCAACTTGCGTGTCTTAGCAACGATTGACTCTGAGCGAAGCTCAAGATTGATTTCTGGAATACCAACGTCTGCACCTGATGATTGCTCTTCGAAGTCACCACGTTGTGATGCAATTGGCTGCTTCTGATATGTAACAAATACTTCTGTTGGATTTGCAGATGCAGAAACAACGAAAGTAATTTGTGTGTTTGACGAGTTCGTATATGTGAACTGTGGGAAATAACCCTTGATTGTTGAACCAGAAATCTTGAATGCACGAACACCTTCAAGATCTGGGTTTGTCAATGAACCAGTTGATACTGTAACTGTGAAGAACTTATTACCATTCAAAGAAGAAAGGTAAGCTGCTTCAAATTCTGTATCGAATTCATAAACTGCCTTTGAAGAAGTTGATACTGAGCCAGTTGTGAAGGCACTGTTGCTAAGTGTTGCTCCAGATATAACAGTTGCTGTTGTATCATTGATTGAGTAACCAAAGCGACCAGCACCGTAAAGACCGCCTGAAGGATCTTGACCGTTTGCTTCTGCACCAGTAACACCGAATACCGAATCACCCTGAGAATTTCTGCCAGCATAAAGTGGATCGTTTGGATTCATGAATCCTGGTTGTGCCGTTCCATACTTGAAGTCAAGGAAGAACACGAGACCTGAAGGAAGGTTCATAGGTTGAACTGAAACGAAATCCTTAGCTGCGATTTCAGAAAAGATACGACGAACAAGTGGAAGTGCAACGCCAGCCCATTCTTCTGCACCAGCTGCTGTACCTGTACGTGATGATTCGTCGATAAGTTGCTTTGCTTGGTTCTCAAGAAGAACCGCGATAGAGTTCTTTTCAAACTCTGTCTTGATACCATCAAGAAGTCCTGTCTTTTCCCACTTCTTGATAGCGCCCTTGTTCTCATTCATAAGATTCTTATGAGCTGAGTTTGTAGAGCCTAAAATTGATTGAATACTCATTTATGTGTCTCCAATATAAAAAGTTATAATAAACCTGCTAATTTCTTAAATCTATCTGCCACCTCGTTTGATTCTGTGAGAATCTTCTTAGATGGACGTGTGCTTGCCTGTGGCTTACTTGCAAATGCTTCTTTCAAAGATGTTGTCTTTGTTGGCTTTGGTGCCTTCATTGAACGACCCTTGAATGATTCAGCAAGTGTTGCATAAACCAACTTGACTTCACGCAAACTACCTGCGCGGTCAAAGTTTTCAATAACTGTGACCTTTTGTGACTCTGTGAGAGAGTAAGAACGGAACAGTTTGTTTGAGAAAAGAAGCTTAGAGTTAAGAAGATTAACTTCGTTCAACTTTTCACGGAGGAATTGAATAACGGCATATGCCTCATTTACCTTTTCTTCCATTTCAGCTTTTTCTGAATCTTCGCCTTCTTCCATTGTCTCTTCTTCAGCCTCTTCAACAGGGGCTTCTTCATCTTCTTCACGAAGAGCACGGAGAATTTCTTTGATGTCAGTTTCTTCATCGTCGCCTTCTTCTACTGCTGGTGCTTCTTCCTCTTCTTCTTCAGCCAACTGAACAAGCTTTTCTTTCTTGTCTTCTGTGTGGTCATCTGAAGCATACTTGGAAGGTTGCTTGTTATCACCCTTTCCAATCTCTGATGAGTCGAGTTCTTCTTCGAGTTGACGGATGATTTCCATAAGGTCTTCATCAATCTCTTCTTCGTCATCACCTTCTTCCATGGCAGGGGCTTCTTCGTCGTCGCCTTCTTCCATTGGTGTCTCTTCATCATCACCTTCTTCTACCGGCATTTCTTCGTCGCCTTCTTCCATTGCTGGTTCTTCGTCGTCGCCTTCTTCTACCGGCATTTCTTCGTCATCACCTTCTTCCATCGTTTCTTCACCTTCTTCGCCTTCCATATACCACTCATCTTCACCTTCTG